TTAATCTTCTACCATCAATTCCATTTAGATAACCTGTGTTTCTAAATTTTTGTTTTACTGCTTCATTCAACATTGGAATTGCAGGTATCTTTTTATTAAATCTTGCTCTTACTCTTTTGGCTTCTTCAATAGGGACTTCAAGTATTTCACCGAGCTTCTTATCTCCGCAAGAATAAAGGTAAGCATATATAAAAGTTTTAGCCTGAGAACGTGTGGGAAGTCCTGTAGCCTTTTGATTGGCGGTATGAATATCATCTTCAAGAAGTGTTTTCGAAAAATTCCCATTGTCATAATTATGCAGGTAATGCCCCAACACACGCAACTCCAAACCAGAAAAATCAATACCACACATAACCATATCGGCAGGAGAATAAAATAAGGAACGAAATTCTTTACCATACTCCGAACTACTCGATACACATTGTGCCAGATTTGGTGAGTGGTGAGTACATCTACCTGTAACCGCACCATTTGTAATAACTTTTCCATAAATTTTTCCTTGTTTGTTTAATTTTAAATATGCTTGGTCACCATCACTTAACTGACCTAATCTTTTTTGTACCATCAAGTACTGTGAAATAAGTTTAGCTTCAGGATAAGGAAGTGAGTTTAGAATTTTTTCATTCACCTCTGCTTGTCCAGTAGGTGTAAATGAACTAGGTTTCCAACCTAATACGTTAATTAATCTATCTGCTATATGTTGTCTTGAACTAGGATTAAATATTTCAGTTTTATAAATAGGTACAGGAACACCTGCTGTTATACCCTTTTTCTTATTGTCTCTTTTATAAACTTTATTCCCACAAAACTTTTCCCAAGCAGGAAAGACTAAAGCTAGTTTGTCTTCTAACTCTAGTCTCCGCTTGGTTAGGATAGTATGTAGCGACTGAGCAGTCGTCTCATCAAAATAAACACCATGCTGTTCTTGCTTAATTATCCAATGTGCAAACTTATGCTCTAATTCTATTGCTCTATTAGAGTAGTTTTCTTTGACTATTTTATCGTAAAGTAAGTGAGTAACCTCTACATCTCTTTCGCAATATTCAAGCATTGCGTGGTTATATTCAGTAAAATCTGAGTGTTCTTGGTAGTCACCCTTCCTCAACCCACATCTATAACCCCAAGACTCTAAAGAATGTCTACCATATAATTTAGCAGGTAGTTCCTTGTGCTTATAATCGTGGTCTAAAAGGTTAGTCCAAATCAATCTACTCATTAACAAAGTATCAAAGACTTGTTTCTTATAAGTAAAGTTAAGACATCTTTTTAGGACTGGTAAATCAAAGCCTAAAATATTGTGGCCTATTATTACTTCAACTTTGTTTAGTAATTCTAGACAATCATTTAAGTTATTAGGATTATATCTATAGACTTCACCAGTCTTTATATCCTTACAAACTATGCAATGAATGACTAAATTATCTTTGTCTAGAAACCCATTTGTTTCTAGGTCTAGTACGATGTTCATAATTTAATTTCCTCTTGATGTAGCAACCACCACAAAAGTATTCTTTTGTTTGGTTATTATTCTTTACGAATATGTCTGACTTCTTCTGACAGAAGTCGCACTTAGGTCTGAATGTCATATTAATGTATTAAATGTATTTTGATTTTGTCTACGCTTGGTAGGAAGTCTGCTACAGACTTAATTGATTTTTCTATAACCTTGTATGCTTCAACGTCACCACACATAATAACTGGGTAAACATTTTGAAATTTAATTGCATTATAGATTGCAGTCATAATAGTTTTACAAGTTTCAAAAACTATTGTTTGTTGCTCTTGAGTTAGTGAAAGATAATCTTGTTTTTCAATTAGAAATGAAAGAATGAACTTCGTCAGAAGTTTATCATTCATCAAAAGTTCCTTCGGTAAGTCTACCTGTATCTTTATTGTAAATTAAATTACAAGCTATTCCTGTGTCACCTGAGTATCTATTTTTTAATACTCTAACTTTCATAACATTGTTTTGAATTTCATCTTGTTGGTCACGTTCAAAGGCAATCACTTCGTCTGCAAGAGTTGCTAAACTATGACTGCCCCTGAGGTGAGAGAGAGAAACTTGTGTACCTTCTTCGTGTCCTTTTCCTTCAGGTCTTTTTAAATGTGATACTAAAAATAATGCACAACCTAATTCCTCAACTAATTTTCTTAGTTGTGTCATTGTGTTATCTATTAATCTTCTTTCATCACCATCACCAATACCTGAAACGACTATTGAGATGTGGTCTAGAATAATTGTCTTACAATCTAATGACTGAACCATATATCTAATTCGGTTCATCAAATCTTCTGTGTCAGAACTTCCAAAATGGTCGTAAAAGCAAATATAGTTTTTTACTTTATTCCATTCTTCTAAAATTTTTTCGTCAGAAATATTTTGTCTTACTTCTGGTAAATGTATTAATTGATTAAGGCCTACAGATACTATTCCTCTAATACTTCTCTTAACACTTTCTTCTAATGCAATGTAACCAACCTTGTGTTTATTACATATTAAATGGTGTGCTATTTCTCTACAAACTTGTGACTTACCTGTACCTGAACCTGCTGTAAGTAAGACAAGTTCTCCTCGTCTTATTCCACCAAGTTTATTATTAAGACCATTCCATTGGTATGGAATAGTTTCAACAAAGTCATCTTTAAGTAATAAGTCTTTAGTTTGGTCACCTTCAATAATACCCTGTGGTGTGTAGCTTTTAGCTTCCCACATAGCACTAATAATTTGTTCACCTCTACCTGATTGTAATAATTCACTTGGGTCTTTTGCAGGTAGTGTTGCAATCTTAACTTTTTTTACTGGTAAAATATTTGCACATTCAATGACAGCTTGTTTTCCTGCTTCATCTTCATCGTACATTAAAATAATACTGCTAAATTTTGAAATCCAACTAAGTTCTTTTTTAATAAACTTTTTAGCTGAAGTAGCACCTGATGGTACTGACACTACAGGATACTTATTACCTTGAACTTTACTTACACTAAGTGCATCTATCTCACCTTCAGTAATAATTAGTTTTGATTTATCTCCGCCATCTCTCCAAATGTTTTGACCAAATAATGTAATTTTATCTACATCACCTAACCAAATAAATTTTTTATCTTGGAATCTTAATTTCTGTGCAACAATATTATAATCTTTGTCATAGTAGTTTGCGATATGCACAGGCTTACCATTGTAAGTACCTGTTTGATAATTAAACTTCTTACAAGTTTCACTATCAATTTTTCTACTTGGTAACGCTTCTACTATTCCTTCAATCATATCTTTAAATTCTGTTTTAATTTTTACTTCTGGTAACTCTCCATTTAATTTTTTGTACTGTTGGCAACCGAAACAATAAGTATGGTCTTCCCATACGCCTAGATTGTCTCGACTGCCACAGTTCTCACAAGGACTATGATGGAGAAACTTAGTATTCATCTTCTTCAAGTTCAGGAAAGTCTTCTGCTTCTAACTCAGCTAAATCAGCTTCGTCAGTTAACCCATCTTGAAATTTATAATTTTTTATATTCTCATGTAGTAAATAATCTCTGACACTAAAGTTTGGACAAGTTTTACTTTCGTCTAACTCATAGTGTCCAACAATTCTAGCTTCAGGATATTTAGCGACTAACTCATTAAGAGTGTCATATAAACTTTGCCATTGTTCAGCAGTAAAGTTATCTTCTGGTTTACGCCAGTCATCTTCTTTAGCACCACCTATTAAACAAAGGCCATAAGCCATGTGGTTGTAACCTTTGACGTGAGCCTGAACAGCATCATCTGCTCTACCTTGTTCTACAGTTCCATCTCTTTTAATAACTTTACCATAGCCAATTTTAGACCACCCAAATTCTCTGTGTACTCTATCAATCTCTTTAGCACCCCAATCTTGTGAAGGTCTAGTTTGAGAACAATGAACCACTATGTATTTAGTTTCTTGTCTTGCCATTTTGTTTTTCCTTAATTTCTTTTAGCCATTCTTTTGGGAATGTTTGTTGTGTTGAGTAAATACAATGATATGGAAAGTTATTAAGTTCACACCACTTGCCATAAGTAGTGAGACTTTTCTTACCTATCTTTGTCTTAGCATTTGAAAAGATAAACCTAATATCTAATTTAGGATTTTGCTTCTTAACAAGTTTCATCTTCTTCCTATCGGCACTATTAAAAGCACCTTTAGTTTCTATGATAAATGCACCCTTAATTGGAAAATCAGGTCTATAAGTTTTTTTAACTTCAGGTTGGAAGTAAGTAACTTTTAAACTTTCATATTTAAAAGCACAGTTTTCATTAGTTAAATAATGATAAACAACTTCTTCCAATCCTGATTTTAATGTAACGTCTTTAGAAATCTGTACTCGTTTGAACTTCTGCCTGTGGTACATTATTCATCTCCTCTACTGACGTTTTATTTTCGTAGCCATCTTCTTTAGCAAATAAATCCATTTGCTTACCTTCGACTAACTCTATTATTTGAACTGCTTTAAGTTGTGCTGTTACTCCTGCACCTAACGCAGGTGAGTAATAATTTCTCAACACATAAGCAATCTTCATCTTAGAGCCACCCCAGATATTACAAGAAGTTGGATTAAGAGGATTTTTCTTTGCATCAAACAGTAAAGGTCTTTGACTAAAAGGTTCTTTAGTTTTTCTGTTGATACCAGTTGCTTTCATTTTATATTTGAAAACTGCAAAGCCATCTTCAACTGAATATGGTTTAGGTGCTAACTTCACCTTCTTACCATTTAACTTTTGTTCAGCTTCAGAAATACTACTTTGTATAGCTTTCTCATATAAAGCAATCATACCTTTAGCTTTATCTTCAGGTATTTTTAGGTTTACTTTGTATTCACCATTTTCGTTAAATTTAACGTCAGGTCTATTTAAGTGTGGATAAAGTGCTTCACCCAATTCACTTACATTTGTGGCTTCATTCATATTGTACTCCTATGGTTAATTGTTGTATTAGCCATTAGGGGAACTTAATTGATACATGTGTCGATGACATTTGTTTAAAAAAACTATACACAGAAAAATACAGACTTTTTAACGTCTTCCAAAACCAGATTGCCTTTTGCAGGTATAGGTGGAAATTTCTTTTGATTTTTTTCAGATAACATTTGCTTCATTTCTATAGCCCAGTTTGCTAGTACATCTTGACTATAAATTTCACAAAATGCTTCACGCAATGCTAAAGACATTTTATCACTATCTGGTGAAAGAGTTCCGAAGCTATCGTGAATAAGACTAAATGTATCTACACCAAGTTCTGATGCTTTAACTACTGCTAGACTTAATACTGATGAGTCTAATTGATGAATAAGATTTGGACAGATAGATTGTTGTGTCTTCCTACCATCTATTTTATCTGTCATAGAACTTATAGAAAGTTTAATTATACTATCACCCATTCTAGTCTTCACTCTTTTACTTTCCTTTTTATATACTGACATAAAAACTGGTAAGCCAAGTGGACTTGTCCAAGATACAGGTAAGTTTTCTGATGCAACTAATTTTGCTACAGCTTTGATAAACTTCATAATTTCTTTAGCACCAACAATTACATCATTAATACTTGCCCAAACTATTTTAGTTAACCAATGTGTTGAATGAAATAAGTCATCACCAAACTCATGTTGCCTATTATTTTCAATTAGTTCTTTCTCTACGTGAGCCTGAATGTAGGTTCTACAAGAGTATTGAGTAAGACTGTAAGGTAGACACATCACAGGTTTCTTGCAGATTTTCCTATCTATTCCATAGTCTAACCATTGTTTAGCTAAATGCTTATGTTCATCAGGTGTAAGTTTTCTAGCTTTGCTTTTTGTATTTTTACTCTCAGGTAAACCTAGTTCACCAGTTCTTTTAATGTCCTCTAACTTGTCTATAACTTTTTCTGCAACCGCAAGATAAACGTCATTAGGTCTGTTAGAAGGTATTAGGTTAGTAGCTTTACCACCTACTTCATCTCTCATCATTGCTGAGTAATGTTGTAGGCCTGAGTTAGAACAATCAGAATGTATTGGTAATGTAGTTATAAACTTTGGGTCAAAGTCTGTATTAGCAAAGTCTCTGTATTCAATACACCAAGCTAAAAAACTATAAGGCTTATCTGCTTTAGTCCAGTAAGTATCTTCTAATGGTGAGTTAGCTGTACTTATAATTTTTTCTGCATTATCAATTACCCATTGTCTTCTTGATGCTAATTCAAGTTTATCTGTTTCACCAAATAGACCTGCACCTGCAACTGCAAAGTTATCAAATGCTTCATTGCTACCCATCGGTTTACCAAATCTAAATTTAAGTAATGCTCTAGCATAGTCAGCACTCTGTGGTGATAACATCGTAGATTTTGGATACACACGACCTCTAAAGTCTAGCTGTTGGCAATACCATATTCCTTTATCAAGATAATCTTTAGCTTCTGCCAATATCTGTCTTACCTGAATAAATTGTGATTTTGCTTTTGCTCTATCTTTATAAACAGTAGACGCTTCTCTTTTCCATTTAGTTTTAGCTTCTTTGTTTGTAGCTATATCAAATGGTTTAGGTGGTAATGGTATATCTTCTGGGTTAATTGGTAGTTTACCTAATTGGTAACTATTCATAACGCAGGTATTAAATACATCAAATACAGGTTTATTAATAACCCACTCAGTTCTCTGCATTATATTTACTGCATCACTTACAACAGGAAACTCATGCCACCTATTGTTTAGTTCTTCTAAATATCTTTTATTTGTTTGCTTTATGAAATTGTAGTGCATCTGCTATCTCCTCTGGTTTATTTTCCTTGTTAAATCTTTTTCCATAATATCCGCCTGAAAATGGTGAAGTCCAATCACGTGGTGGTGCTACCATTGGTTTGTAGGTGGGAAACAAAAGTTCATTTCTGATATTAAAGTTCTTAATCTCCTCAACAATCAATGCTGTTGGCTCAATAAAAGTAACTGTTTTATTTTTCTTTTGCTTTCTATTCTGATGTTTGACTAATCCTAGCTTCTCAAGATAACTAAGCATTTTCACACCTAAGTGTAACTTCTCTACATTAGTCCAATCATCAAATTTAAGACTGCTTCGGTTCATCATATAAGTCCAAACCTTAGCCTTGTATTTGTATCTATTGGTCTTTTGAGGAATGTTTTTATCTGCTAACTTCCTAACTGTTTTGAGATAGTTTTCTTTGTCATTCTCCTTAAAATGAGTAATTCTGGCTTCGTGCATAAGCCCAATACCAATATTAATAGCTAGTTTATTAATAGTGACTGTATTGGAGATACCATCAATCGTATTCTTTAAGACTATGAGAGAACAAGTATCCCAAACACTAGGACTTTTGTCTAAAAATACCCCATTATCAAAAGCCTTAGAAGGTAGACATTGGCATATAATTTTAAGTGCTGTTTGATGGTTACCTGCTGTGCCAGTAGTCATCAATTTAATGTCATCATTAATCATATTAGACAATACATTGATGTATTTCTGCTGAAGGACTAGACCATATAAGGTTGTGCCTTCCTCACGTCTGGCTTTGGCTTTATCAACCTCTAAATGGTATCTTTCTTTACCACCTCTAAGCATAGCTTCTTCATGCTCTAATTCTTTTTGAATTACTGCTAATTGGTCTTCTTTGTTATTGTACTTGCCACCTACTCCAACTCTGGCCAATTCTTCTAATTGTTGTTGTAATGCGGACTTATGTGTTTCTGCGGACATTGTGAGAACATCTCCTTGTAAGATAACGACCCATGTGTGCGTCTACGAGTGGTTTTTGTAAATCGTCTACAAGACCACCACAGATGTGTCGTTGAGGTTAAATTGAAAAAACACCTAGTGCTTAAATAATAATTGTCACAAGTGTTGTTGAGATGAAAAGTGTGGTTCTTCCTAAGACCAACGCGTCTACCAATTCCGCCATCGCCCCACAAATTACGAGGTTTTATATATTATTGAAACTATTTGTCCA